TATACAATATATAAAATAATTGCTCACATTGTGTTTTTCTATTTTATTTCTTCTTACAAATTTAATATATATCATAGAAAACATAAATAACCATAATAGATCGATAATTGAAAATAAAAATGTATTATTAATTAATACTTTTAACACTTGTGTTAATATTGCAATCGGTAACGTACACAGTGTATATATTTTCATTTTCTTACTATTATCATTACACGTAATACTGAAGATTATATATTGATAAATGTATAATGTTATTCCATACCAAATCATTTCTAAATGGAATGTTTTTATGAAGTCATCAATCATTACGATTATTTCATTGTTTGTGTCTAGTCCAAAGTAATTCAAACCGAACATCTTTACTA